CCGCCCGCCTCAACGCGCCGGATCTCGCGATGCTTCGGCAGCTCATCGACGAGTCCGCCAGCTACGACGAGATTCGCCGGAAGCTCGCTCCCTTTCTCTCCGGGATGGACGAGGGTGCGCGGGCGAATTTGATGGAACGCCTCCTCATCCTCGCCGAGCTCGCGGGCCGGAAAGCAGTACTCGAGGCGGTCTAGGGTGGCCGCCGTCGACGTAGAGCCCGAGGCCCGGACGTGTAGCAAGTGCTCTACCGTCGAGGCGGACCCGAACGCGCTCGCCGACTGGGAGCCCCTCCTCGAGCCGGAACCTCCGCCCGAAGCCGCCCCGCGCCTCCTCTGGCTCTGTCCGATGTGCTGGCCGCGCGCTTTCCTTCTCCTTCTCGACTGGGTTACAGGGCGGTTCGACGCATGAGTATGACTCCCTTCGAGTGGAAACTCTGGCGCCTCGGCTGGGCCTGGTGCCACTTCGACGAGATTGCCGGCTGGCGCCGCCTCTTCGGCCGGCTCTGGTGGTGCGTCGACCCGAACCTCCACAAGCTGAAGGTGTGACCGATGCCCGACGAGAACGGCTACCCGACCGAGGAGGAGCTCGAGAAAATCCGGACCTGGCCCCTCCTCGAATGGGCGGGCCTCATGCGGTTCGTGAAGTCCGTCTGGTGGAGCGCCGACTGGGGCTGGAGCGAGGCGGAAAGCCCGGAACGGAAGGGGGAGATGATGTACCAGATTTCGACGGGCGGCTGGTCCGGGAATGAGGACTTAATCGAGGCGCTCCGGGATAACATGATGTTCTGGGCCGTCTGCTGGTACTCCTCCCGTCGCGGCGGACACTACGAGTTCCGCTGCCCTCCTCCGGACGGTGGCCGGTGAGTATTCCGGTAAACGTCGTCTACGCGAGCGGCGTCTACATCGCTCCGGGCTTGTACCGGCACTACAAGGGTGACCTCTACGCCGTCCTCGCGCTCGTCCAGGACTCTACGAATTCGGAACAGGGCCGCTCGATGGTCTTGTACTACTCGCTCGCGTACGGGCTTCTCCGCGTACGCTGGACACGCGAGTTTATCGAGCCCGTGGTGTGGCCGGATGGCAGCGAGCGCCCCCGCTTCGAGCGCGTAACGGACGGCTCCGGTGCCCCCGCGTAAGCCGCCGGCGGATCCGGCCCGCTTCGACGAAGCCGTAGCCTACTTCCGGAGCCTCGTCCCGCTTTCCTCCGACGAGTACCGAGCCATCGAGGCGCGGAGTCGCCGCCGGGCCTTCGGGGTAACGGGCTTACAGAACCTCGATATTGTCCACGACGTCTGGAGGGCGCTGGACAAGGCCATCGAGAAAGGGACGACGCTCGAGGAATTCAAGCGCGACGTCGGCGACGCCATTGAGCAGGAATGGGGCCGGGCGGACTCGGCGCGTCTCGAGACGGTATTCCGGCAGAACGTCCAGACGGCGTACTCCGCCGGCCGCTACGTCCAACAGACGGCTCCGGCCATCGCCCGGCGCCGTCCTTACCTCCGCTTCGTCGCTCTCCTCGACGACCGGACGACGAAATTTATCTGCCGGCCGCTCAACGGGATGGTGGCGGCCGTCGATGACCCGAGGTGGCAGCGCTACTACCCGCCGCTTCACTTCCGCTGTCGGAGTATTACGCAGTCGCTCACGGCGGCTCAGGCCGAGGCGCTCGGGGGCGCGGTAGAGGAGCCGAACGTCGGCGTACCGGAAGGCTTCGGCGGCCCTCCGACGGAGGACTTCAGCCCGAACCTCGCCGATTACCCGCGCGCGCTGGTGAAGGTGTACCGCGCGAAACGCGACTAGCGCGACCGCGGCGGCTCGGCGTCTTTCTCGCTCTCGAGCAGGCCGAAGTCCTTCAGCGCTGCCCTCGCGCGGTGGCCCGCCATGCCGCGTACGGCGCCACCCTCGTAGGCTTTTCGTATCGTCTTCGGGTCCACCGAGGCTTTCACCGCGAGCTCGCGCGCGAGAGCCTCCTCGAGCCGTTTTTTCATGTCCGCGGAGTTTATCCCTCCACCATCCCTCCTTCATCCATTCGTCCCGGAGTGATGACGTAGGACGCTCGGCCGAGCCGTTGACCAGGGGGCCGTGAGCGCTGAGATGCGCGGGTATGAAACGCGCCGCCGCGCTGGCGACAGAGATTCCCCTCTCTCCGGATAAATCCGGCGCGCCCTCCGAGTTTCGCCTTTTTAAGTTCGGTACTTTCACTACACGGAACCACCCGGACCTTACCTTCGTCTTCGACCAGGAGTCCGCCCGGCTGGTGATGGAAGCCGCCCAGCGCTGGGGGAATGACTTCCACTTCGACTACGACCACGGCGTCCTCAACCCCGGCGAGCGCGGGGCTCCGGCCGCCGGCTGGTTTCGACTGGAAGTCCGCGACGACGGGCTCTGGGCCGTCGACCTGAAGTGGACCGAGACGGCGAGCAAGGCGCTCGAGTCCCGCGAGTTCCGCTACTGGAGTCCCCTCTTCGCCTACGACGAAAGCGGGCGCGTGACGGAGTTTTTCAACGCGGCCCTCACCAACCTGCCGGCGA